CGCGCTTCAGGGTGTTGCCGGCCATCGAGCCCTTGATGCCGAAGTTGGCCAGCGCCCCCAAGGCCTTGCTGGTTTCCTCCAGGTTCATGCCGTAGGTCGCGGCGACGGGGGCGGCGTACTTCATCGACTCGCCCAGTTCCGAGATGCTCTGGGCCGAACCGTTGGCCGTGGCCGTGAGCACGTCGGCCACGCGGCCGATCTGCCCCGCCTCCAGGCCGAATGCCCGAAGCGACGCTCCGGCGATACTGGCCGCCTCGGCGAGGTCAACGCCGGTGGCACGACCCAGGTTAAGCACATGGGCGATGGCCGCATCAATCTCGTCGGGCGCGAAGCCCGCGCGGCCGAGTTCGGTCATACCGGCGGCCACTTCCGCGGCGGTGTAGCTGGTGGTGCGACCCAGCAGCTTGGCCTTTTCGGTCAGACGGTCGAACTCCTCGGCAGTGGCTCCAGTGACGGCTTTGACAGTGCGCATCTGGTCATCGAAACCCGAGAAGATGCGACCGGCAATCGCCAGTGGCGCGATCATGGCCGCCCCGAGGCCGGCCATCTTGAGGCCGAAGCCGCGGACCGAGTCGCCGAAGGCCTTCAGCTTCTTCTCGGCCCGCCGCAGACCGCGCACGAGTTTCGAGTCGTCGGCGAAGAGCTCGACGAAGGCACGACCGGCTCGGATGGCCCCGGCGTTTGCCATGGGTTTGTCCTATCGGATTAGGCCGCTGCGGACACGATCTTCTCGGCCGCCGGCTCCACCGGCCCCTCGACTGCGCTCGGGACAGGCGGCACGTTCAGCTCCCGCTTGACCTGCTCGACGAACTGAATTACCTCGGGCGTGGCCGTCTGGATGGTCGAGAGCAACTGGTTGATCTCCTCCAGCGTCAGTTGCTTCTCGGCCGCCGCCTTACGGATGGCCTGGATGTTCATCACCAGTCCGCCGCCGATCGCCTCGGCCCGGGCCAGGCTCGCATTTCTAGCCTTCAGCCGCTTCCACAAGAGGCCGATGCTGCCCACGCTCGGAATGCCCAGCCCGCCCAGGATCATCAGCCAGTCGGGGATCACGGCGTCGGCGGCCGCGGCCGTGTCGGCCATGCTCTGGCGGTCAAAGCTGAAGGGCGTCAGTTCGACCACACCCGTGTCCCGGTTCAGCCGCATGCACCCCGCCATGGCACAGACCACGAGCAGTCCGATTCCCGCTTGAATCAAAGCCCTTTTCATTGCTTGCCTCCTGTAAATGCCTCGCGCATCTGTCCAATGGTCTCACGATCCACTTCGATGGTTTCACCGCGGCTGCCCCCGGCGTGCGGATCGAAATCTTCCGGCCGGAAGGCTCGCGTCTTCTTGGGGTCGCGGTGCGTGTTGGCCAGCATCGCCAGCAGCGCCGCCGTGTGACCCCACAGCGACCGGCTGCGTCCGTCGGCCATCCACAGCAACTGCCGCAATGTCAGCGGCCGGGGATCGACGCCGAGGGCTCCGGCGATGGTCCAGACAGCGCACCACGGATCGCTTGGTCGACGTCGAGGGCCTCGATCCGGGCCTCGATGGCCTTCACGGCCTCGGTAATCACTCTGGCTTGTGTCTCGACGGCCCGGGCGCGGTCGGTCCGCCCCCGGCTGCGGAAAAAACCCACGAGTTCCTCGTAGAAGGCCGTCTGGGCCGCCAAGAGCGTCTGCCCATCGAATCCCGCACGCACGTCGGCCTCGGTGACCTTGTGGACCTCGAACTGGTCGCCGAGCAGGCAGCAGACGACCTGCCCCAGCAACAGCTCATCGGTGCCAAGCCGCGTCAACAACGGCGGTTCACCCTGTTCGGGTTGCAGCAGGTCCACACCCAGGGCGTCCTTGACCTTGAGCGCCGTGCCCAGGTTGACCGAGATGCTCCAGGTGCGCCCCGTGGCATCAGTGAACGTTTTCAAGTGTCAGTCTCCTTAGGCTGCGGGCACCTCGTGCCACTCTTCGTAGCGGGCCAGCTTGGCCGTCACGTCGGCGACGATGGCTTCCTCCAGTGACTCGTTGCGACTGAAGTTGGTGATCGAAAAGTCGCCCAGCGGACCCTGCGCCCCGGTGACCGTGCGTTTCTGATCCAGGATCGCCAGGGCCACGGTGCCGGCCGCGAGGAAGGCCGTCTTGATGGCCTCGAAGACCGCGTCGCCCGGCCGCCAGACCATCTGGAACTCGACCGAGCATTCGCGCAGGGTCGGGGCCGTGGCCCGCCAGCCGGAGTTGCCGCGCGTGGTGATGTCGGCCTCGCCGGCTTCCATCGTCAGCGTCACGTCGCGGACGTTGTCGACCTCGGTCATCAATGCCGGGTCCGTCTCCTCCGCGGCGCCCTGGTACAGCCCCGCGTTCATGCCAAGGACATAGGTTTGAGGCATGGAAAGCTCCTTTTCATTACTTGACACTGTTCCGCCACATGGCTGGCAGCTTGGGTTGCTCTTTCCTGAAGGCCGGCCCCATGTACGGCCGAGCCTTGATCTGCACCGTTCGCAGCCGCTTCGGCCGCCCGGTGGCCCGCCGGCGGCTGCGCAAGTCGATTCGCCTCCACAGGCCGTCGCTCAACTGCATCTCGGCGACCCTGATCCGGCCTCCGTATTCCAGCACCTCGGGCACCGTGCCCGTCACCGGCTGACCGTCGCCGTCGAAGAAGACCTGGTTGGTCTTCATCGGGCCGATCACCACCGAGTCGCGGCTCGGCTCGTAGGCGAAGTAGATGAACTTCTTGAGCGTCCCGGTGTGGCTCGACGGCGGCCGGCCCGGCTCGCTCGATTTCTTCCGCGTGCGGATGCTCCAGATGGCCGTCTTGCGGACGAACGCCCCGAACCGCGACAGCACCCGCATCTTGCCCCGGTCCACCCGGTTCATCACCCCGGGCTTGTCGAAGAACCAGCGTTTGACGCTGGCCTTCAAGGTGACGCTGTTGGCCATGGCGCTGCCCAGGTTCATCGCATCACCCTCACCGACAGTCGAATCACGCTCGTCAACACCCGCTGGGTCGCCAGTTGGGTGCAGCCGTAGACCGGCTCGTTACGGACGCCGGTGATAACGCCGGCCGGATACTCCGCCAGGCGACTGAGGCCCCGCAGGAAATCGGCCACCTCCTCCACCAGGCCCATCAGGGCGTCGCACGCCTCCAGGTCTGCCGGGTCGGATCGCTTCTGAATCGCCACGTCAAACTCGTAGTCGTACTGCCCCTTGCTGCGCGAGGCGACGGCCCAATCGACGGCCCGCGGCACCACAGTCACACGGAGCTCGGCCAGTTGCTCCAGTTCGAACTCGACGACGTAGCGCCGGGCGGCCTCGAACTCCTGGGAGAACTCGTGGCCGTTGATCTCCGCGACCAGCGCCGCCGCAATGTTCGCAATCTCAGCCATTGGCTCACTCGTTCTCGATCACGTTCGGCGGCGACGGGAACCCGCCGCCGACCTCGCCGCCCGCGGCCACGCGGAAGTACCAGACTTCACCGCTACCGATGCCGCTCAGGCCGCCGGAAGCCTTCACGCCGTGAGCACCTTCGCCCGTCGGCGACCAGACCTCCGGCCCGGCTTGCGTCCCGTCGCCGTTGGTCGGCTGGAGGCTGGTGTACCCCGTCGCTGCGGCTACGACCCGCAGGAGCAGCAGATACCGCTTGTTCGGTTGCAGGGCCACGGCGACCGGATCGGAAAGCAACTCCCCCGGCGTCCCGGCGTCCACGCCCTGGGGTTGGTCGTCCCACCCGTGGGCAGTCTGAGTCTCACTGAGCAGTGTCCAACCGGTCGGATTGGCGTCGTCGTCTGCCTCGTCGCTGGCACCGTTGCCGTTCTGGTCGCGCCAGAGCCAGAGTTGCACAGCCGACAGTTCAGCATCCGCCCCGACCTGGTCGCCGGTGAGACCGCCGCCGCGATGGGCGGTGGCCATCACGCTCGCCAACTGCGTCGTCCTCATCGGCAGCGCCCGGCCGTCTTTGGCGGCGACGCCGTTGACCGAGGCCAGATGGCCGACCGGCACGGCGCATTCGCCCCACTGGATGCCGCCGGCTACGGCCACGCCGGCCAGGAGCGAGGCCACGAGAGCCAAGGCGACTATCGAGCGGAACCGTCGCAAACCAGACCTCCCCATCCGAGACGCTTCGCACGGTCCACAGCCGTCTTCAGGTCATCGCCGGTCAACCGCTGACCGGCGGCATAGATCGGTTTGCCCGGCAGCAGCTTCCTGCCTTTGTCGAGGTTGGCCACGGCCACCTTGTCGCTCTCCCACGCAGCTCGGGCGAAGAGGCCATAGAGCACCAGGGCGTCGGGCTGCGCCGCACTGACCTTCGCCGCCGCCTGCTCGGGCGAACCGGTCACCGTCAGGCTGCACAGCAGCCACACCGGTAATCCCGGCCGTGCCGCCCGCACCACCTTGGCCACGGCCTCGGACCGCGCGGCGTCGAGCATGGCGTTCGGCCGGAAGTCGTGGTCCGACTCCTCCCAGGCCACGATCACCGCCATCGCCTGTGCGTCTGCAGCCAGGTACTCGGCCAGAGGCTTCAGGGGCGTTGCGTCGCCGGCGATCACGGCCACCAGGTGCGGCCGGGCCGGCGGATCGTCGTGCCGGTTCGCCGACCACGCGACCACTGGACAACTGCCGTCCGGGGCCGGCAATGGGTTACGTCGCCACGAGGGCCAGAACCAGCCGTCGAGCCAGGCCGGGGTCGTCGGAGCGTTCACTTGGGCGCTGGCTACCTGGAGAGCGCCGCTGCGGGCCAGCGCCTGCTCCTCCGCCCCGGCCTCGACCACCATGGCGTCCAGCCGCATGGACGCTGACGCCGGCGACGCCGTGCTCCCGAAGGAAAGCCCCGGCAGAGTGAGCAGCCGCACCTTCATCGGCGGCACCGACGCGACCTGCGGCGTGCTCTCCTGCCACGGCGGCAGCGGGGCGATCTCCGGCGGGTTCTCGCCCGGGCCCAGGGCCAGGTAGCCCAGCGCCACTGCGGCCACGACCGCGCCCCCCGCGATGATCTTCTTGCTGGTCTTGGTCACAGTCCAAGCTCCTGCTTGACGGCGGGAATCGGGTCAGTGATGGGCGACTCGCCCTCGGCCCTCGGCTGAAACAGGTTCACGTAGTCGGTGGCCCGCTTCCAGTTGCCGTCGAGGGCCTTGATGACCTTGGCCACGCGGTAGACGTTGGCCTCGGGGGTGCCCTTGCCGCTGTTGAGCTGGCTCTCGGCGGCGACGAACGCCTCCCGGTTGCGGTTCAGCACCAGGAGCATGTCCACGCGGCTGTCGATGCTGAGGTCCGTGCGCTCCAGCTCCGCCAGCGCCGCCTGGCCCACCTCGTCGTCGGCCGGCAAGGTGACACCGGCCAGGAGGTTCGTGCCGCCGGTGCCGTCCTTGAGAAAGGCCTGATAGTCGGCGCTCGTCTTCGTGAGGTCGGCCGTGCGGCTCCGTACCAGCCAGGCATTGACGGCGGACACGTAGCTCTTGTGGTCGGCCACGGGAACCAACACGAGGATTCGTTTGAGGTCAACCTTCGACGGGCCGTACCAGGCCGGGAGCTTCGCCGCCTTGGGAACCACGCTGGTGTTCCATGAGGCGACCAGGTTCCGGGCATCGTGCCGACCCTTCAGAACGCCGAGGGCATCGGCGGCCCGCTGCGCGCCCGGCGAGAGCCCCGGCGTGTCGATGAGGCCGAGGGCCACCGTCCGGAGCCGCCCGGCGTGGAACAGAACGCTGTCGGCGGCCCTGGCCTTCTCAGCCGGGTCGGTGATGGTGCCGATCGCCGCGGTGATCCTGTCCTTGAGGTTCGTGGCGTCCTGACCCCACCCGACAAAGTCCCTGTAAATCGTCACCAGGTACTGCACCCTGGCCGCGCCCTGAAGGGTGTCCGCCTCGGCAACGAGGGCGTCGCGATAGACTGCCTTGTCCTTCGCGTCGTAGCCTTTCACAGCGGTGAGCCGGGCCGTCGGGTCCTTAGCCAGGGCCGCTTTCATATCCTGGAGCACGTCGGCGGTGCTCGCCGACGAGGGTGTTGCCGCGCCTGCGCCCGCGCTCACCTGGACCTGCCCGAAGGCGATGCCCGCCAGAAGCAGCGTGATCAAGAGTGCAATCGTGACCTTCATGCGATGAGTCTCCTTTTCCTGTTCCAGTCAGAACTCGGTGACCAGCAGCGCCTTGGCCTCTGCCGAGGCGCAGATGGCCGTGATGATGCCCGTGTACAGGTTGGCCGCCGTGATGGCGAAGCTGCCGCCGTAGGCGTTGAGCTTGATGCCCGTGCCGACGGCCGGGTTGGCCCCGAGCTTGATGTAGATGTCCGCGTCGCTGTCGTTGACGAGCACGGCGCAGATGCGGTCGGCGTTGGCCGCCAGGGCGATCTGCCCGTCGCTCGTCACGTTGATCGTGTTCGTCGTGGCGGTCGCCGCCGAACGATGGGCCACGACCTGTTCGCCGTGGTCCCCGATCTCGACATCGGCCGCTCCAATCCATCGTCTGACCATGCCCTTACCCTCCGAGTACTGCTCGCCAGACGGCGCTCACGGCCATGGTCACCGCCGAGCCGGCGACGAGCCACAAGAGGCGGCTCCTCGTCTTCTCCGAAGACTCCAGCCGGTCCAGCCGCAACTGGATGCCCGGCTTGCCGTTGCCGCGGATGGCCTCGTCCATCACATCGAGCTTGCGGTGGATCGAGGCGAACTCGTCCTGGCAGACCGTCTTGTACCTCTCGCAGTCGTCGCTCATTGCACGCCCACCTGTTTCGTGTGAATCCGCAGCGTCCTGTGGTACGGGTCGCTCCACCGCCATGGCGTCTGGCCGCCCGGGGCCAGAACCTCGTACACCAACGACTGCCCGTCCACTGCCTCGGTGATCCGGTCGCCGCGCTCCGGCAGGCCGAAGGAAGCCAGGTCCTCGGCCGTGATCAGGTAGTCCCGCGACTCCCACTGCTGTGTGACGCCGTACTCGTCCGCCACGTCGAACGTCGTGCGGCCCACGGTGGCCGGAACCTCCGCCTCGGCCTGACCCCGGCAGTAGGTCACCGCCTTCGCCAAGAACGTCCTGCGCTGGCCGTCAAGCCAGGCCGAGGATTGCTCCAGAAGGTCCGCCATCGCCTCACCCGCGTCAGACCGTGCTCAGGGCGCAGCCGTCGTTGGAGACCACGCTCCACCGCTTGTTGGCGCCGTTGGCCTTGGCCACGAGCAGGATGGCGTCGCCGGCGTCGCCCAGGGTGATCGTGTTGTTGCCCGCCTGGTTGACCGTGGTGGCGCAGGTGATCACGCAGTCGCCGCCGTCGGTCTTCAGCGACAGCAGCAAGAGCTGTCCCAGGTACGTCGGGGCCGCCAGGGTGCGCGTCTCCGCCCCTTCGGTGACGATCTCGCACTGGC